ATTCGCGGATTAGTAATGGCACCTTCAGGTGTTGTTCTTCGTCTTTCAAGCGCTTCACTAGCCAGGCCGCCAACAACAGCTGTAGCAACTGATAGCGGTGGAACAGGTGACTTAACAGGTTCAGTAGATTTTACAAATGGTGGCTCACAATTTGTAATGGTACTTAATGGATATACAGGTGATCCGGAGGGTCCATTAGTTAAAATAAGTGCAACAGCGTTTCAGCGCTCAACAGTGATCACAGCATCATTTAACCCCGAAGCACCTAACTACTTTGCAAAGGCATTTAATACTGATCCTACAAAGATTGAAGAAAAGGGACACTTCCTGTACCAAGCATTTGATATTCCAAAAGGTCACCTTGTTGTTACAGGTAGCGGAGTTATAAATCAAACTGGCGGAACAAAAGAAGATTGTGCATTCTTAACAACGGGTTCAGCAGCAAGAAATCTTGGCTCAACAACACAGCCAAACTATGAGAACTTTGAAGACAGGTTTGCAACAGCAAAGACACCGTGGTTTATATCACAGAGATATGGTAGCGTAACACACAATCTCTTCCGGCTTGTTGCAAGAGATGATGGTGAATATCCTAATAAGAAAATTAAGATTTCAATCAGGCAGGTTACACCCTCAACTGACTCAGCAAATAAATTTGGTACATTCGATGTTGTCGTAAGATCATTTAGCGATAGTGACGCTGATCAACTTGTGATAGAGAATTCTTGGTCTGGATTAAGCTTAGACCCTTCATCAGGTAGATATATTGCAAAGAGTATCGGTGATCAAAGAGTAAAGCTTAGCTTGGATAAGAATACAAGAAATCAAAAGCTTGAACTTGAAGGAAGCTATCCAAATCAGTCAAATTATATAAGAGTTGAGTTATCAGATAAACTATTAGATGGCGAAGTTCCAGATGATGCTCTACCCGTAGGGTTTAGAGGGCCTGATCATCTAATTACTTCTGGAAGTGCTCCATTGACAGATGCAATACTTAATAATGTTGTAATAACATATTCCCCTGGCGGCGTCTTAAAGCGTGCAGTTGTTCCACCTGTACCATATAGGCAAACACTTAGTGTTGGATCTGGTTTGGCTGCTCAGGCAGATCCTGATCTTCATTGGGGTGTGCAGACAAGATTAGCAAAGTCTTTAAGCCAACCAAATGCAACAGGAAAAAGAGAAGATAATACAGTAGCTTCTCTAACTGCATATTTACCAAACTTTCATACAACATTTGCTAATGTCACAACAGGCAGTAACCCAGGTCAGGCATTTAGCTCAGGACTTGGTCAGCTAGATTCAGATAAGTTTAATAATAACCTGTTTACACTAGAGAATGTTCAGGTTGTGACAGCATCTACAAGTGATGTTGCAGATCTAGGTAGAGCAGATGAGTGGGCATATGTGAGAAATGGTAACATTACTGCTAGCGGTGATGTTAGAGCATTTGATGCTGCAAAGGATCTTGCAACTCCTACTCTAAGAAATCTCTTCAAGTTTACAACAATCATGCAGGGTGGGTTTGATGGAACAAACATCCTAAACGAAGATATGGCTGAACTTACTAACGTAGCAGTTAAGGCGGAACAGGATAATACAAATAGAGGTCTTCTTGAGGGCCCAACAACAAGCGCTTTCAACAAGGCTGTAACTGTAATGAAGAATACTTCAGATGTAGACATTAAGTTGCTTGCAATACCAGGTATTCGACATACTGCTGTTACAGACAGAGCACTTGAGGCTGTCAAAGAGCGCTTTGATGCATTATATATCCTTGATGTTGAACAAAGAGACGGTCTAAACACAGTAGTTACAAGCTCAGCTCAGCAAGTCAATGTAAAGTATACGGTTGATGCCTTCAGGCAGAGATTATTAGATACATCATTCGGAGCTGCATACTTCCCTGACTGTGAGGTTGCCGATGAGCTAAACAGTAATAATGGAAATGTTACAGTTCCACCTAGTGTTGTTGTTCTTGGTGCATACTCATTAAATGATAGAATTGGTCAGACATGGTTTGCTCCTGCCGGTATAACAAGAGGTAAGACATCAGCGATTAAGCCTCTTACTACACTAAATCAAGATAATTTAGATACACTATATAGTGCGGACGTTAACCCACTTGTTGAACCAAAAGAACAGCAGGTTGGTGTTATCATCTGGGGTCAGAAAACATTATTGGCAGCAAACCAGTCACTCGATAGAGTCAATGTGAGAAGACTATTAATCAGTGTAAGAAGAGAAGTAAGAGATATTGCAAACACACTCTTGTTTGAGCCAAATAGAGCATCAACACTTGCAAGATTCTCAGCACTTGTTGAGCCTAAGCTAGCATCAATCCAGCAAAGACAAGGCTTAGAGAGATTTAAGGTTGTAATCGATACAACCACAACAACGCAGGCAGATGTTGAAAATAACACTATACGTGGAAAGATCTTCTTGCAACCCACAAAGACAGCAGAGTTTATCTCACTAGACTTTGTTGTTACAAATCCAGGTACGCTCTAATCGCTTGGGGTAGCTAAAATAAAGAGCGATATATTTATTTAAGATAAGGTTAATTAAAAAGGTAAAAAAATGGCAGAAACATTATCAGTTAGCAGCATGATCCCAAATCAGTTTGAACCAAAGAAGAAACACCAATGGGTATTTCTAATTGAGGGTATCGATGCATTTTTAATGAAGACGGCTGCTCGTCCGACCATTGAGACTACATCAAAAGAAATTAATTGGATCAACACAACGCGCTACGTTGCCGGTAAAACAACATTTACTGATACAAGCGTTACACTCCATGATCCAATTGCACCTTCTGGTGCACAGCAGGTAATGGAATGGATTAGACTTCATTATGAGAGCGTCTCTGGCCGAGCCGGCTATGCAGATTTCTATAAGCGTGATGTTCAGCTTAAGCTCCTTGATCCGGTTGGTACCGTTGTTGAACTATGGGATGGTAAGGGTGCATTCATCACAAATGCAACTTACAATGATTTAGATTATTCTGCAGATGGTGAGCATATGGCGATTAACTTAACACTCCGTTGTGATAACTGGGTCTTACAGTACTAAGTAACAAAAAATAAAATATATCGTATGCAAAAGGAACCCTATGGGTTCCTTTTGCTGTTTTAGATACACCAGCAAGGCAAGAAAAAGCTTTGACAGCATATATTATAAAATATACAGTAAAATAAACAAATAGCATCTGGTGGGACAAGAGCCATCATAAAACAAATAGCTAGCAGGCAAAACGATTTTACAGGCTCTATACCAAATACTAGATTTGAATAACACAGAGGTAAACTATGTCAGAGCAGCAAAATAGAGAAAATAGAAACGCAGTCTTTTCACAGGATACCCCAAGTACGTCTGAAGCATTAACAAGCCAACAGATGCGATCTATGGGGGCAAAATCACAAAGAGACAGTGTGCTAGAAGAGCTGGGGATTCAAATACCGGAGGAGGTTGTACCCCTACCATCACAGGGAAAAGTATATCCTGTAGGCAGCCCTCTTCACAAAAGAAATCTTTTAGAAATTAAACCTATGACTGCAAAAGAAGAAGATATCCTTACTTCTAGAGCTTATATTAAAAAAGGTACAGTAATCACAAAGTTAATTCAATCATGTGTAACAGACCGTAGTGTAAATGTACAAAGCATGCTTTCTGGAGATAGAAATGCCGTTCTTGTAGCAATTAGAATAACAGGCTATGGTGCACAGTACTCAGCAACAATAACATGTCCAGAATGCAATGAAAATTTTAGTAGTGATTTTGACCTATCACAGCTTCCCCTTAAGAATCTTGAGATTGAGCCAGCAGAGCCGGGTGTCAACTTATTTGACTTTCAGCTGCCTGTAACACAAGCAAGTGTTCAATTTAAATTCCTTACAGGAAGAGATGAAGAAGAAATTACAGTTAATGCTGAAAGACGAAAGAAAAAGCTTAAGTCAGCTGAAGAAAATATGATCACTGCAAGACTTCAGCACCAGATTGTTTCAGTTAATGGTAGAACAGAAAAGGGTTTAATCTCAAAATTCATTCAGCATATGCCCGCCGGCGATTCACTTGCTCTAAGAAACTTTATTCAAAAGCATGAACCTGGAATTGATATGGTATCAGAAGCTACCTGTACAAATATTGATTGTGGAGAAATATCGGAGGTAGATGTCCCATTGGGAGCTAGCTTTTTTTGGCCTGACACCAGAAAATAAAATTGAGCTTGTTTGGGAACAACAATATTATCTGATAAGACATTGTAGGTTTAGCTATACTGATGCGGTAAATCTTCCTGTTGCAAAGAGGCATTGGTTTATCCAAAGGCTTGCTAGAGAATATCAGGATAAAAATAGAGAAACAAATAAAGCTGCAAGCCAAGCCCGGCAGGGCAGTAAGCAAAGAAGCTTTTAATTCTTAGAAAAGTTGAATAGTCTAATATTTATTCCCAGCGCCGTATGCTAGGAATATATCATGGATGCAAAACTTAATATTGTTGGAAAGTTATTTTTAAGTGCACTTGCAGCTTGGTCTGCTGGAAAAAAGACTGGCTTAAAAATAAAAGGAACTAAGCAAGAGATTGAAGTACTTACTTCAGCACTAGATGCTAGTAATGAGTTTCAAAAAGAACTGAGAAAAACTGATGCTACAGTTGAGTCAGTCATTGAAAAATTAGCAGTCAAACATGCAAAGGGAAAAGAGTTCGAAGAACTTACTGGCATACCTTGGCCTCTATAGTACTTTAACTAAGCTTTTTATAAGATAATGGCAGATACAGACAACCTCAAAATTCAGCAACAGATTAATAAGCTCCTTAAAGAAAGACAGAGCCTGCTGAATAGTATTGAGGAGCAGCTTTCTACTCAGGCTGATACATCACAGAAGTTTCAAGATATTTTAGCCAATGCTTCTAAGCTTAAGCTTGGCGATGTTTTTTCTGAAGCAACAGAGGGTGCCGATGGGTTAAAAAAAGCTACTAAGTCTGCCAGTGACCAGTCAACTATTGCGGGTCAGCTAATTAAAAGTAGTATGTCTGGAACAACTTCTGTACTCTCAGGCATAGGAAAGGCGTTTGGCTCAGTCGGAAAGGGTGCCATGGTATTCGGCGGAGTAGCCATGGGTGCGGCTAGCTTAGTCACTGGTGCATTCTCAGGTGTACTCAGTATAATATCTTCAGTTGCTGGTGTTATTAAAAGTGTTGTGGGCGCAATGTGGAACCTCGCAAAGTCGATCATTGCTCTTCCCTTTAACTTGTTAGATGGTCTCATAGAGATGGGCAATGAGTTAATGGGTATTGGGCTAGACATTGCTCGAGCTTGGGAAGATGTAAGAGACGTATTTGGTGATCTGTCTACAACAGTTGGTGCAGATATCAGATCAACAGTAATGAACCTACGGATGATAGGTGATACTGGATTAGATGCATACCAGGTTTTAGGTACAATGTCTCAGAGGATTGAGGCAGTAAGTAAGCTATATCAAGGCTTAGGTGGAGCAGTAATGCTGTTCAGCCAAGAGATTAAAAATAGCAATGGTGCAGTAATCGCATTCCAGCGGGGCCTAGGTTTTACAGAAGAGCAGCTACAGGGTGTTGCAACAATGGCTATGTCAAGTGGAAAAACGCTTGTTGAGGTCCAGTCAGAGATTGCAAACCAGTCAATTCAGCTAGGCGCAACATTCGGTATACCTAAAAAGCTTATTGGTAAAGATGTTGCTGAAATGATCAATGATATAGATACATTCGGCAATATGACAGTAAAACAGATGGCCAAAACTTCAGTGTATGCCAAAAAGCTTGGTGTTGATGTAAAGAAAATGGCCGGAGTGTTTAAAGCGTTCAGCAACTTTGAAGATGCAGCCATCGGAGCCGCAAAGTTGTCACAGGCATTCGGAATGAACATTGATGCTGTTAAGCAACTTAAGGCTGGCTCACCTGCAGAGATTGTTGAAGACCTTCGGTCAGCATTCTTCGCTGCCGGAAAAGATGCAGCCAATCTTAATAGGCATGAGCTAGCACTACTTGCTACACAGTCAGGCTTAGATCAAGAAACTGCTAAGCGAGTCTTTTCATTAGAAAACCAAGGTGTTGCATACGAAGATATAGCAAATAAAGCTGATGATGCTGAATCTGCGCAATTAACTGCGGCTAATGCCATGAAGCAAGTCGCAAAAGATATTAAGAAAATTGTCCATGAAGTTCTAAAAATGGACGGCGCGTTCGCAGAATTTAGAAAAGGATTTGAGCAGGGCTTTACAATAATGAATCCAATGTTTATGAAGCTTGTAAAGACTGCAAGGAATGTAGGGTTTACAATGAGGGGTATGGGCCAGCAGTTTGCGAAGGCCATACTTCAGCTTGAACCTGTAAAGAAAATATTCAAGGGTTTAAACAAGTTTTTAGAGAAGTTTGGAGGCTTATTAACAAATGTGGCTGGTCAGTTTGTAAAGTGGGCTAATAGCTTAGGAAAAAATGCTAAAAATGCTGGGAAACAGCTAGTTGATGGTCTATCAGATGCTCTTACTGGCTTCTTGTCAGATCCCGAGGTTGCTGGTGCATTGAATGATATTAAAACTGGCATCGCAGATATAGCAATCTTGATATTAGAGACTCTTTCTGGGATAATACCACAGGCCATGCAAAAGCTAACAAACCTTTTTGACTCTGGCGCAGAATACTTGAGGAACCCTGACAAGCTTAACATTCCTTCCATGGCTCCAAAGTGGGTAGCTTCTCTTAAAGGCCTATTTGACGGAATAAAAGCAAAAGGTGGGCCTCTTATAGACTCAATGATGGATTTTTTCCGTGAAGTTTTTAAGGGCGATTGGCTTGATAAAATGGGAATAACCGATATGGTTACTAAAGTCGGTAGAACACTAGTAAGAGCGATTGCAGATTCATTAAAGGGTACATCACTGGGCAAGTTCTTAGAAGTTGACAAAATAACTAAACGCATGGATGCAGAAGATAGGAAGCAAGAGAAATTTGCTACTGCACGAAAAAAGAGGGAAGGAGACTTTCGGGTAATGCAGAGCAAAAATGAAAAAGTATTTCAGACATTCTCCGAACGCGCCAGGAAGAAGACACTTACAACAGCACTTGGTGCGGCTCAGCAAGAAATCCGCGCGAAGACTGGTATACAAGATGCAGAGATTGGAATCGGTAATATCAGGCAGAAGCAGACAGAAGAAGGAATAAAGACAACCTTAAAGCTTAATAGTGAAAATAAAAAACACCAAGACATTGCCACCAAGCTGTTTCAACAGAAAAAGATTAGCTGGAAACAGCTGGATGCCTTCCGGAAAGGCAGAGAGGATAGCGGTTTTGATATCTTTGGAGGGAATGTACAAAAAGCGTTCAAGACTCATAAGCAAAATGTTAGAAATATAAACGAGATAGGAAAAGCTCGTAAAAAGCTAGCTGGAGAGCAGCGAGGAGCCTTTGAGGATGGAGAACAATCTAGAAAGTCAGCGGAAAAGTCTGTGATAGAAGGCACACGCGCGGGCAACGCGTTGGCGGATGCCGGCGATGTGAATTGGCTCCTTAACGACTATACACCCGAAGCGGAGGCAGAGGCCATGGGCCGCTCGGCAGCAGATTATCTAAGAAGATTAGACAATGAGGCAACATCAGATTTGCAGATTGGGCAAAAGATCAAGAAGAGCCTTGAGGGCTATATGACGAAAGCTCCTCCTCCCCTGCCGCCGGAGGTTAATAGTCAAGCAGACAAAGTAGCGGTGATAACTAAAGGCGCAGAAAATGTTGCTAAGCGCACAGCTAACGTTCAGCAAAAAACTAAAAACCTAAATGATGTTATAACCAAAGTTAATAAATCAATTAAAAAGGCCGACACGGCTGCCGGTTCTTTCGTAACTACACTTAAACCCATGGCAAAGAGTGGTGTGATGGGTGCTAATGGAAAGCTTGTAATCCAGCGAAAAGATACACCAGTTGAAGTATCATTTACTATTAACCTAGACGCAAAGGATATTGAGACCGGGCTAGTAAATATTGACAACGGAAAGCTAATGAAAGTGGATGGTAAGCAGCCGTAATGTTTGACAAGAACTACATAGTAAATAAAGTAAAGCAAAACCCGATTTACAGACAGCTAATGGATGCTCTTCCAGCCGATGAAAGAAAAAAGGTTGAGATGAGAATGGAAGCGTTTGCTACTTATGTTAGTAATTCTGTACTACAGCCTGTTCTAGAAGCAAAGATAGATAATGATCAGGTGGAAGAGTTCAGAAAAGAAGTAGAAGAAAAGATAAAGCAGGGTAAGGTAGTCAGCGAAAAGACTGGTAAGAAGATCAAGCCCGATGATGATAAAGAGAAAGATGCCTAATGTCTTGTGATAACAAAGATACCCCAGTTGATATAGCCCAGGAAGTAAAGAAGACAGGCTATCTCATAGATGACCAGGGAGATGGCAAGGCAGATTTTGGTGTTGATGACCTTGACAAAGGTGTAAAGAACTGCCTAGGGAAGTATCTTAGTACTCTCACTCAGGGAAAGAGTGACACAAAGACAACCAACAAGTTTTATGTTGATGGAGATAATGAGGAGATAGAATTAAGTAACACAGATGGGACACCAGTAGGACCAGTTGTTAATACTAATGATACCAGTTATACCAATGATTCATCTCAGCCATGGTTATCACAATATTCCAATAGTGAATATGCCGATGAGGGTAAGAAAAACTTAAATGACTTCTTAAGCAAGGGCGGCTTGAACAAAGAAGCAACCAATCCTGTCAACCAGCTAGTTGCACCTTGGGATGGCCACGAGCTACTAAAACAGGTTGGCCTAGGGGGTGAGGGTGAATTCACTACTGTTAGTGATCAGAATGATAGCACACCTACAGGTGCAGTCCAGAAGTATACCAGTCAAGTGTTAGCTGGGTTTAATAGATTTGATGTGGGGGAAAACAGTGGCTTTGCTCCTGCAGCTAATAACTACAATGGTGTTCAAGAAAGTGATGAGGCAGTTGTAGCCAGTGTTCAAAAGACGCTAGGCTCCTACCAGAAAGATTCACAGGTCCTTAAACACGGAACACTTCGTAAAATTGGTTCATCATTAAGTCTTAGGAGCAGCCTTGAAAATAGTGCAGTGCAAGGTGTTGATCCTGATTCAGCATTAGCAAAAGATCTTGCATCGCTCTTACCAGGTGGTTCACAGCTCCTTAATCCATTTGCGGGAGCTGGCGATTTTGGTACTGAGGGACCTGTTAATGCTGAAGACCTTAGAGCATATAAAGTTCTCTCTGACTTATTACTCTCCCTAGAGGGTGATAGAACAGCCTCAGACGAAATTCGTAAACAGAATGTTGATATCAATACCACACTTTCTAACAAGCAAAAATCTATAGGAAATATGAA